AATCCGGGATAGGGAGACGCTTCCGTCATACAATGGAAGATAGGATAGGTGGTGCTATTAGCCCCGTTTGTTTCATCAAGCATGATGGTGTAACTTCTGTCCACGCTCGCCAGTTTTACGCCAGTATCAATGTAGTTGGTTCCATCGAACACCGTGCTTTCCGGGAGCATATACACTGCTTCAAATACGTTGACTGTAAAGTTAGCAGACTTGCCGGAATAAGTGACTGTGATCGTACTTGTTCCGCTTACAAGCGTTCCGGAAAGAACATAGTTGTCAATTTCTACAATCGTACCGTCTGAATACACAGCGTTTACTACAAGGTCTTTTTTGAGTGAATCAAGTGAAGATGTAGTTGTTACGGTTCCGCTCTGCGTATAAACAGCAGTAATTCCAATAAGATTTGCAGGCGGGTAAAACGCGTTGTAAAGTGCATCGTATAATGCCTGCCCATTCGGTACGGTATAAACTACCGACCTTGCTATGGCGAGTAAAGCCTGCTTTCCATCTTCCGCAAGCCCGGAGCCACCTGCCTCGCCAAACTCCCACTCAGTAACTTTTCCGTCGGCAACAGCCTTTACCTTGAGAGCCTTGCCGACGTCTGAATCGGTTGCAGTCTGGATGGCACTTAAACCGCTCTTTAAGTGGGTTACGTCCGTCTCCATTTCATTGACGGACTGCACCAACTCGTCAAGATTGTATCCTTCGTACTGGTCTGCCCATTCGGAGGTCTCACCGTCAAGAGCGATACCATTCTTGACCTGGAAAATTTCCGTCCTCAGAATCTGCTCACCGCTCGTCACTTTGAACTGCGCTCGCAGTGTCCCAGACTTCGCAAGTGCCGCCTGACTTAACTCCGCGAACACGCCCTTGATCGTGCCTGTCCTGTCGGAATTATCCACATCCACCACAGAACCAGTAATCTGCACTCCTACGTTGTCGGGGCGCAGGATGGTCAGCGTGACTGCGGCATTTTCATCAACTGGATAGTCGATTCCGTGCTGGACTAACGTAGCCTTGACGAACCGAGTCTTGCTGTCCAATGCGATTGCTTTAACAACTCCCTGTGTCTGGTCGTGGTCGATGACGTCAAGCACTAGGGTTGTTATTACATTTTCAAGTGCCATGTGTCACCTCCTTACACTGAGTTATTGCTTACATAGTCAATTTTAATCTGCACCTTAACGATTGCCTGCTGACTCGAATGTTGATTCCAAATGGTGAAGTCCAGTGCATTGTTGTAAACCCACAGTTTGGGGAAAATACACCAACCTGCGTTCTTACCGTTTGTATCATTATTAAGGATTCTGAATCCCTTGATAGCATTGGGAGTATACCCATCAATACCGATTCTCTTTGTGTCACTGTATGCCCCATTGGCATTGATTCCAATGGTTGTATATTCCCATGTATATTCGATGTGTCTTGGCAATTTACCGTTGACTTCAGCAATCGCGCCAGTGAGTGTTGTTGCGGTTGTTCCCATTGCCACAGAACCAATTTTGTTCTGA